CCAGATTCACGACAGCATTCTGGCCGACGTGCCCGAGAACGAGCTGGACGATTTCCTAGACTTGGCGCATACGATCGTGGTATACAAGCTGGTAAAGGCCTGGCGTTGGATCATTGTGCCCATCGGCATTGAGGCCGAGGTCAGCCCAGTGGGGGGCAACTGGTTCCAAAAACGAGCACACAAACTGACCCGATTTGCTACGTGAGAGGAGACCCATGAACGAGTTGTATAAAAAGCATAGGCCCAAGACCCTACGTGCTGTGATAGGGGCACAGGAAACCACTGCAGCACTGGAGAATATGCTAGCCCGAGGTACTCTCCCCCACACCCTGCTATTCCATGGGCCGTCTGGATGCGGCAAGACCACGTTGGCCAGAATACTCAAGACCATGTTGAAGTGTTCCGACATGGACTTCCGTGAGATGAACTGCAGTGATTTCAGAGGCATTGACACCATCCGAGACATTGCCAGATTGATGCATCTGTCTCCAACTGGGGGACCCGTCCGCATCTGGTTGTTGGATGAGGTACACCAGCTGTCCCGAGACGGTCAGCATGCGGCCTTGAAAATCCTGGAAGACACCCCAAGCCATGTGTACTTTTTCCTCTGTACTACAGACCCGCAGAAACTACTGAAAACCATCCTGACTCGGTGTTGCGAGATGCCTGTTCGGTTGCTGACCCACACCGAGCTCACCATGCTAGTGACCAGGGTAGTTCAACGGGAACAGGCCGACGTCAGTACAGACACCATTGAAGAGATCGTGTGCAACGCCCAGGGCTCTGCCCGTACAGCACTAGTGTTGTTAGATAAGGTTCTCAACCTACCAGAGGCGGACAGGGCAGAAGCCATCCAACAGAAACTGGCCGAGGACAACAAGGCCATCGAGCTATGCCGGGCTTTGCTCCAAAAGAAGGATTGGCGTGGCGTGTGTTCTATCCTCCAGAACATGACTGAAGACCCGGAAAGCGTGCGATGGTCTGTATTGGGCTATGCTCGTGCTGTACTGTTGAAGAAAAAAGACGTGCAAGCCTACAATGTGATCTTGGCCTTTCAGGACCACTTCTATGACTCCAAACAAGCTGGGCTGTTGCGAGCCTGTTTTGAGGCAGTGTTTGGTGGCTAAACGCCGATATACTAGGCGGAGGACAGCATGGACACCGACAGGTTCGCCCAAGACAAATCCATAGACCCTAGCAGACTGGATTTGGAGTGCGTCACCCAGACAGACAAATTTTTCTACTGGGCTCAACTGGCCATGATCGCCAACGCCGCTGTGGACAAAGCGAAGCTCCACTTAGAAGTGGTCAAGGCGCATCTGGACGTGGAATGCCGACGTGATCCCACAGAGTTTGGTATAGCCAAACCAACAGAGGCTGCTGTGGATGCCGCTGTTAGATGTCACTCCAAATACCAACAGGCCTATGCCCGGTATCTGGATGCCAAGGAGGAGGCCCGACTGCTCGACATCGCTGTTGCTACTATGGAGCAGAAAAAGCGCATGTTAGAACACCTTATCACTCTTCATGGCCAGCAGTATTTTGCCGGCCCGAGTGTGCCCAGAGACCTTGTGAGCGAGTGGTGCGACATGCAGAAACACCTATCCACAGACGTCAACCAACAGCAGAAGTCCATCACACGCAAACGGGGACAGAGGAGATAGCCATGGGATGGTTTCTGGTGTGGGCTGGGCTTGGGATAATCTGGTTGTACGTGGTAGCTCGGGTTGTGACCAGGGCCATCCTCAGAACATTGCGTGAAGATGACGATACAGACAAACCATCCATCCACAAGAGGAGACCGAGAAATGAGCAAGAGCAAGAGACGGAAACGGGTCAGCAAGGACAGGGTGCGCGAGAACGCTGAACGAGGGTCTCGCACAGGGTCCGAATGGTTGAAAATCCCTGAAGAGGTAGGTCGGTGGACGCCAGAGAAGGCGGGGAGGTATTCTATAGACATCTTGCCATACGAGGTCAAGGCTGCCAACCATCCCGACGATGTGGAACCAGAACAGCTTTGGTACAAGATGCCGTTCATGGTCCACCATGGGGTAGGGTCCGGCAACATCTCCCTGGTCTGCCCCGTGAGCGTGGGAAAGCCGTGCCCCATCTGTGAAGAGCGCAACCGGCTGTACCAAGAGGATAGCGACAAGTACGAGGAGGTGCTGGACAAGCTGCGGCCACAGAAGTTTGTGGCGTACAATATCCTGGACCCGGAGGACCCCAACCGTGTGTGCTTGTTTACCATGAGCCGAGGCAAGTTTGCCGCAGCTTTGGAGAACGAGCTCAAAGACCCGGACAACGCCGAGCACCTCGCCTTCTTTGACGTTACCAAAGATGGACGCACGCTGCGTGTACGGTTCAGTGAGGCTGTATACGAGGGCCGCAAGTATTTGAACGCCACCAAGATTGACTTCCGGCCCAGAGAGGAGATGGATGAGGACACCATCTTGGACAAGGTGGTGACATTGGAAGAAGCACTGCTGGTGATGCCTTACGACAAGATCAAGGATGTGTTCCTCCAAAATGAGACTGCTGATGAGGACGAGGAGGATGAGCCCAAGTCCAAACCCAAGTCCAAGGATGAGGAGGACGAGGATGAGGACGAGGAGGAGGACGACTCCGACGAGGATGAGGACGATGATCGGAAATGCAAGGCCTGCGGAGGGTCTGGGAAGTCCTCCAAGGGCAAACGTTGCGTACCCTGCAAAGGAACAGGCCTAGCAACGGTCTCTCCTGAGCCGGATGAGGATGAGGATGAGGATGAGGATGAGGATGAGGAGCCCAAGTCCAAACCCAAGTCCAAACCCAAGTCCAAACCCAAGTCCAAACCCAAGGATGAGGATGACTCCGACGAGGAGGATGAGGACGAGGAGGATGAGGACGAGGAGGAGGACGACTCCGACGAGGAGGATGAGCCCAAGTCCAAGCCCAAGTCCAAGGATGAGGAGGACGAGGATGAGGACGAGGAGGAGGACGACTCCGACGAGGAGGATGAGCCCAAGCCCAAGTCCAAACCCAAGTCCAAAACTCCCGCTTGTCCTCACAAGGGAGGCACGTTTGGCCAGGTGGACCAATATGAGGAATGCGATGATTGCCTGCATTGGAACGAGTGTGAGGCAGCCTCCAGTTGACCAATCTAGTACGGTGAACCACGAGAGAAAAGTCCTGGGGGCTCTCCTAGCCCCCTGTGACTTTGGTTGAAAATCATGCCTCAAAGGATCAAAGAGATGGCAAAATCCGTGGCTCAAACGGCTGCTGACGAACAGGTTGCCTTGCCCCCATCCAAACGGCCCCTACGCAAAGACCTGCTCAGCACCGGCTCCACCCTTCTCAACTTGGCTTGCGCAGACAACCCCTTTGGCGGCCTCCTGAAGGGCAAATACTATTTCCTGGTGGGGGACTCAGCCAGTGGTAAGACATTCCTAAGCATGACCTGCTTTGCTGAGGCACAACTCAACAAGCATTTCCAAGGGCACCGGATCATCTATGACAATGTGGAGGACGGATGCCTGATGGATGTGGAGAGGTTGTTTGGCAAGGAGGTGGCTCACAAGCTAGAGTTCCCAGCCAAAGCAGACGATGGGAGCCCCGTATTCAGCTTCACTGTAGAGGAGTTTTACTACCATCTGGACGATGCGCTGGCACGGGGGACTCCTTTCATCTATGTATTGGATTCCATGGATGGTCTGTCCTCGGACTATGAGGGCGAAAAGTTTGAAGCCCACAAGAAGGCGCACCTCAAAGGAACACAATCTCCAGGGTCCTACGGTGACGGCAAAGCCAAACGCAACTCCGAGGGGCTGCGCCAAGTGTTGAATGGGCTACGGGAAACAGGCTCCATCCTCATCATCTTGAGCCAAACCAGGGACAACCTTGGGATGGGCTTTGAGCGTAAGACCCGGAGTGGGGGCCATGCCCTACGGTTCTATGCCACTGTTGAAATCTGGTCCTCCATCACCGGCCAGATCAAGAAAAGCGTCAAGGGCAAGGACCGCCATGTGGGTGTCCATGTGGGCCTCAGGGTGCGCAAAAACCGTATCACTGGAAAAACCAAAGAGGTAGAGATTGACATTTACCCCAGTTACGGCATCGATGACATCGGCTCTTGCGTCAATTTCTTGGTGGACGAGGGATGGTGGGCGCGTAAGGGACCATGCATTGAGGCCGGGGAGTTTGACTTGCGCCTAACCAGGGACAAGCTCATCCATCAAATTGAGGATCATAGTTGGGAGAACGAGTTGCGGGCCATCGTAGGCAAGTGTTGGAAGGACATCGAGGAGTCCAGCTTTCCCCATCGCAAGCTCAAGTATCCCATTTGATCTCTCCTGTGGTAGTAAACTTTTTTGACTTTTGAGAAGATTTTCCTTGACTTTCAACCGAGTATAGGTTATAGTCCGTATAGAAAATAAGAACAGGACTGAACGATGGAAAGGAGAACGACAATGCTAAACCAGATCAAACTCCAGAACGTCCTCGCATTACATCAGCTGTGGCTAAAGGACGCCACGGCAGGAAAACAAGCCCACTTGGAAGGGGCCGACTTGGGAGGGGCCAACTTGGAAGAGGCCCGCTTGGAAGAGGCCCGCTTGGAAGGGGCCGACT